CAATGTAGATTTTGCATGACCACGTGGCGCAACAACAGCCAATTTTGACCCGATTTCCATGCTAAGGAGCTTATTAACAATTTCTTTGTGAAAATCTGGAGATTTAGACCGAATATGATAATTCATTGGCTGTTATGGGTCTCCAAGTATAAATTTAGCAAAAAAGAATATATCTACATACATTCTTCTTAGAAGACTTTCCCGTTCTTCGGGAGTATAATCGTACTTCAACCCCATCCTTTGCACAGATATGCCAAAAAAAAGAATATTTTATGGAATCGACTCATTTTTTCTTCCTTTTCTTGCCTTTTATGCTCTTTTTTACACGTGATTTTTTCTTTAAAGTATTTATAAGTCTGGATACACCGTCTGAATACCTTATTTCTCCTGTTCCATAGTACACAGGCATTAAGCATCGCCCCCTTGACCCATATATTTTGTATAAGTGTCCACTTGTTCTCTCAAAACAACGATTTCTTCCAACATTGATACCACCAATTCGCTTATCGCACCATCCAGAGGGTATATTTTGCCATCAAGGTTGATAAAAGCATCGCGCTCAACATCCATTTCAACTTGGAACTCAGCCTTCGGTATCGTTGTCTTCAACAATGGCATCAACGCCATCCTTTTTAACCTTTGCCATCAGTTGATTTATCTGTTGGTCGCTTAAATCTTGCCTAACTTGTGCTAACAATTTTTTGTCCCCATCAGATATCATAATAATATTTTGAGCTTTCTCTTCTTTTTCTTTAGCAGTATGCCCTAAAACATCTCCAATACGATTTAATGCTGACAGTCGAACACTATCAGGTGTCTCGCCGTCATCAACAAGTGTTTTTAGATTAACAGCAACATAATCGTCGTCAAGCCCATGTGATTCAAACTTATCTTTTAGTGATTGGTTTACCATTTCCTTTATTGATTTCTTTCTTAATATCCTTAGTCCGCGACGCAGAGCCTGTTTTGGGTTGTTGTCGCTAAAAACCGCCATATACTCGCTGATAATGTCATTAGCATTTGCGTTTCCGAACTCATCAAACGAATTTTTGTTAATGAGTCTCTCGATGTACGCCTTTTGTTTGCTTGTAGGCGGTAATGCATGCACATAAGGTTTACTAATATCGTCAAAAAACTTGGTTTCCTTTGCATAGATATGTTTAGAAGCAGTTGATGTATCTCCATATCCTGTTCGCAGAATTACGCTCGGTTTTACATTCTGTTTATTGAACTCAAACCGCGCAAACACTTGTATAACTCGATTATTCCATGTGACAATCCAATCATTCTTCTCAGCTTTACGCCAATCAAACAAGGCTGGGATTTTATATCTCATCGCCTCAGTTAAGGAATATTCATCAAACTCTTTTCCATGACAATGAACTTTCACATAGCTAATATATCATGACTCTTGGGAAATGCAAACAACTATTACCACATTTTAGTTCCATACTAAATAAAAATGAATTTACTAAATTTTCCATATAATATTAATATACTAATATTATATAATTATACCAGTACCAGTACCAGTACCTATACCAGATTAATAGCTAATTAAATAACCCATTAAATAGTCTATTAAATAACTTATTAAATAACTTATTAAATAAGTGAGGGTGGTTTCTTCTCTATAAAATAATTATTTAAGTACAACTTGTAAGCAATCTGTAGGCAACCTGTAAGCAACTTGGAAGCATTTTAGCTCGTAATTTTTATGGAGGTCTCTCCCCCCCGTACCGCCCCCGCACAAAAGCGGATTCCACATTCCAAAGGCCGTTGAGTAGCCAACTTTTCCCCGTTTACGTTGACCCCGACCCCCCATTTAGCCCACCGTACGCGTAGGATAGCATGCTACTCCTCGGATTCCCTCATGCTAAGCCATCTGCTAAACATCTGCTAAACCTTGATATTGTTGGAGTTGCACGATAATACTGGACTAAGCTAAACGTACGGGGTAAGTTGTGCCAACGAATCGAGGGGAAATATCCCAGATTTGATAAACCTAAACCGTCGGGAGACCGACAAGGAGATTGACATGAACATCGAACGCAAACCAACAACAAACACGCTAACCCCCGAGGACATCGAACGCAAGGGTAACACCCACGTAGACACAAGCGAAGGAAAGACCGTCGTGGTGCTACACGTAACCGACATCGTAGCTATTAACCGACGAGATAATAGCATTACCCTCAGCACAGGCGGATGGTTCACCCCGACGACAAAAAGGCGGATGAATGAGGTCGCAGAGGCATACGGTCTCGGATTTCACGTATACCAGACGAAGGGCGAATGGTACGTAGATGCACCCACGTTCTTAAATCCCGACCCAATCCACTTCGGTAGTGACTCGGTGACTTTTGACATGAATGACGATACGTATTCAGCATCAGCGAATTGATAAGTTTACACCTAAAACGCGAACAAGGAGATAAAACCCATGACTACACAACGAACCCAGATTATAAGCAGATGCATGGCAGATGCTAAGCTTATTAGTGACGGCAATAGGAATTTACGATACCAAACCAATAGTGGAATCTTGATTACCGTCAGTAAATCACCCAAAACTCATAAACAGAGGAGGAAAACCCAATGAAAACAAGCACATATCACCCTCACGCATCTATCCTCGAAGGCATGACAGTCAGAAACTTGAGGAAACTTGGCTATTCTGCAATTAAAGACGGCAAATTATCCTCTACTACGTCCGAAATCGCCCACATGAGGAAGGATAAGCTAATCGAAACCCTCAAAAATGGTGAAATCGGTGCTAAAGTCTCAACACCATCGGAACACGTACCGTCGACAAACCCCTCTAAATCTGATGATGCTAAGCCAGATGCTAAGCCTGATGCTAAACCTGATGCTAAGCCAGATGAAAAATTAGCGGATGCCATTGCATTCCTAAATGCATTACAGGATGGGCTAAATGGAGATGGAGATGCCGACTCACTTCCCGACGGTTCGCCAATTCCCGAGGATAAATTACCAAAAGGAACTATCAGTCACCCACTACTCGATAGGATAGTGAGGAAAGCGCGAAGGCACAAGAATGTTATGCTTGTTGGCCCCGCAGGAACAGGAAAAACAACCTTAGCACAACAAGTTGCTCAAGTTATCGACAAGGACTTTGGGCATATATCATGTAGTGCAGGAATGTCAGAAGCACAGGTGCTTGGAAGAATGACTATGGATGGGAGTTATATCGGTACTCAATTTATAGACATTGCAAAAAACGGTGGATTGTACTTAGCAGATGAATTTGATGCAAGTGACTCAAACATGCTTGTAGTATGGAATTCATTCCTCGCGAATGGGGTGCTAAGCGTACCCAATAACCGAGAGCAACCGTCACTTGATAGGCATGAGGATTGTTACTTCTTGGCATGCTGTAACACATATGGTACAAGTGGCTCGTGGGAGTATACAGGACGGAATCAATTAGATATAGCAACTCTCGACAGATTTGCACTTAGCACCGTATATGTCGACTATGACCCAAGACTTGAAGAGTATCTACTCACAGGCAAGATGAAGAGGAAAACCAACATGAGGTTCGATACTCATGACGGTAGTAAGTCCTCTGTTAGCATTAATCTAAGCGCATTGAATAAGGCACTTATCCATCTCAGAAAGAATGTAGTAAAGGCAAACATAAGAAGAGTTGTTTCTACAAGGGTCTTCTCTGAGGGGAGAAAAGCTATCCTCGATGGAGATACGGCAAGCCAAGTGTTAGACGATGTAACGGTATCGTGGGAAGAAAATGAAAAAGATAAGGCTTTGCTAATTGAGATTAAAAAAGATGTTCAGACCGCAACAAACCCACAGGTGTAAACATGCTAATAAATAAAGATAAAATAGAGTTTATTCGAGACCCTAAAGGCAAGGGGCGAGACTATCAATACTATGAAGTTAAGGATGGCAAGAAAATAGTTAGACGGCTCTTCATGAAAGAGTACAAGAATAACCGCGAGTTTATGAAATATGTGAAGGAAAATAAATATGTGTATGGTGGTGACGAACCTTTATGGACATATGGCTCTTATCGAACTCGCGCCAAGACTCACGAAGTCGCAACGCGGGGAGATGTATCGAATAAGATTGTTGATTTGGTTCGAGAATTGCGCACAGAGATTGAATTCGAAAGCCCAGAATTGTTTAGTGGTCGTGGTAAATCCATGAAAAGAAAAAGGCGGTACAGAGACGATGGTGATGAATTAGACATTGATAGAGTAATGTCGGGAGTACCAGAATATTGGATAAAAACCGAAAGAGGTGTTCAGCAGAAGGCAATAACATTAGGTCTTAATGCATCTATGTCTCACAGGAATGGCGAAAAGGAATTCGCGCAACTTACTGCAATGGCTATAGTGCTAAGTGACGTGCTAACAACGAGGGGAGTAGCAACGCGGATTATGTATTGCTCCTCGGGATGGAATGAATTAAGGGGTTTAAGTACGCACGAAACATCGGTCAATTTCACGTTAAAAGATTTCGAAGAGCCACTTGACCAACGGCGTATCGGACTCATATATGCACAGGGAATCTTTCGAGATTCAATTTTCGCTCTTTTCAGAAGAGGATTCTATGGACATACAAACGCTATGGGGTTTGGCAATTCAATGGCTACTTCAGAAGAGATGATGGAATTCATGGGCATAGATTATATTGTTGAAAACTCATGGGGTGGCGGTTCAATGAGTGAATATGCACAGAACTTTGTGACTCAAATTATGGAAGGATGCTAAAAATGGGTGCTAAAACTAAAGCCATAGATATAATTCCAAACGGCGAAAGGCATAGGGGAATACCTAACGGTGTATTGGAATATGTATTGGGTGTGGTTGAATATATCGAATTTGCTGACAACGTGCGAATCGCTGAAAAAGGGAATCCAGATAGCCAAACTCGTTACGAAAAGCACAAGCGCATAGGGTGTTGCGGAAGTGCGGATTACATACTCGTTCCCTTTCTTGTCGATGGGAAAGAGTATTACTTCGGATACAATTATGGTCATTAAAAAACACAAACATTATGATTGGAGTATATAATGAACGACCAAGACTTATTATTACGAATAAAAGAATTAAAGAACTTCATTAAAAAAGTTAAACCCATGTACTACTATGTTCGAGGGTGGGAAGACTTTAGACACCATTTATTGGAGACCATGCACGAACTTGAATACCGAGCCAAGTTTATGGACGATAAAATGGTGAAATTTCGACAAAACAACCAACAATAAACAATAAAGGATTATTATGTCAAAAGTAAAACACAACAAGTATTTCATTTGGATAAAACAAGACAAATATCTTGTCTTATCTTTTTGGGGATTCAAAAGAAACTTCATGCTTTATGCTATTTGGGATAAAGTTTTTTGGGTCGACCTAAGAGTCTTGGAGAATATCCTTAAAGCTAACGCTATTAATTGGTGGGAACTCGACTATAAAACCTTGATAGACTTTGATTCGAGACAATACGTACAACTTAACGATAACTTAAATAAAAGAGGAACAGAAAATGACTGTAAATAAAAAGAAAATACATCAATATTTCACAGAAAATGACAGACTGCTCAATTTCATTTTTCGTGTTGAAATGTTTTTCAAACCCAAAGAACACAAAAAACTACTCAATTTCATTCGTCGGTTAGAAAGTATCGACATAAACAACGAACACAAAAAACGGAGACAATAAAATGACAAAAGAAAAACACTACGTAATGAGCGAACTAAAAAGTCAACTCATTGATGAACTCGTAGAACGGTGGGGTGAAATCAGCGAACACAAGTACCCCGAAGACCTAATTGATGAACTCGTAGACTCATACGTTCCAATTTATAATTGGGAACTATTGGAATATGCACAAGACGATATAGACTTGGCTATCTGCGTTCCAGAGGCTTTAGCGTTCGACGGTTCGAACAATGCAATTAATATAATCGCGGGGAATATCTACGAATGTCTACGTGGCATTGCATTCAACGAATTCTATGTAAGAAGAGAAGAAGAAAAAAAGGAGAAAAAATAATGAATAAAAAAGCACCATATCCAATAATAACCATAATTGTCGAGAATGATAAACAAAAAAACGACATTCTTAGAGTGTTAGAAGAAGGTGAGATTAACGGTGATTTGGATTTCGCTTTTGAGGTTGGTCAACTCATTACTGAGACGAAAGATACAATAACATTTGGAAGTGAATGGTGTATTGGTGATGTAAAGCACCTATTCAAAGAAGAAATTTCCCATATGAATGATGATGAGATATACGATGAATTAAGTAGGGTTGCTAAAGCTTATAACGACCATGCTCATTGTGATGATATTTGGGGAATTTTTGCTGATTGTTTTGAAATTAAACCAAAAGAAAAGGAACAAAAATGATAACATTAAATGTAGGTCTGCTTTTAGGGTTGTTGGGATTGGCAACGTGGTCAATATTCTGCAACATATACATATTATACAAATGGCATAAACAGATAAAAGAAAGTGAGGTGGAGTGATGGAATACACTAAAGAGGTCGTAAATCAATATTTTGAAACAGACCTTGATAATTGCCTATTAACGCAAACTGATTTCTGCAATATAATAGCTGATATACTTGATGAACCTCAATGGTTAAAAGATGAAATAATAGAGTATTTTA